CGAGTTCATATGGCGTAAATTATTGCTTGTAGAATCTAATTCTCTCAATAACTTACATAAGTGCCTTTAACTCCTCTATTTCATCTTTTGCTCTTGACTTTTCCGTTACACTTTCTTTATTTCTTGTATGTCTGTGAGGCTCTACCACCTCTCCACCAGCATCATACAATAGATCGTGTTCATCATTCTCATTTTGTTGGATTAGTGATTTTATTTCACTATCAGTGAGTTGTACTTCTTTTTCTATGTACTTCTCTGACATGTCCGCTACAGATATGAATATATATGTTTTATGTTCACTTCTTAGTTCTGTAGGCATGTTCATTAGCCCGTTTTTACTTATATGGTTCTTAGGTTGCCAGAGTTTTTCATTACTCTTGTATACTTCTTTGTTAACATTATTCATCTTTTTCATTCCTTCTTTTGTTGTTGATTTATATAGATCATCTATACTAAATCGACTATCGAAGAGAAGACTGATGGATTTAACGTTAATAAGTTGTTCATACCTTTCTACCTCTGCTGTTCTCTTAGCAGATAAGTATTCACGTGGCTTCTGATTCACTAGTTCTTTTTTTATGGTCTTTAATGCCACCTCTCTTGTTCTCCATTCGTTTACTTTTTCAACCTTTTTTGGTTTTCTAGATTTTTTATCCTTATTTTTAAGTATAATACTAGTTAGTATTCGTTTGTCGAGTTCTGAGGGTTGATGTTTACTTACGTTTCTTTTTTGGACAAGGTTATATGTTTGATATTCTTTATCAAACTCATAATCCTTGGCTATTAATTGTACGTTAGCAAGCCCCAATCCTCCAAGATCTTCAGGCATATACCATGGAACTTTGAATTTTTCCAACAAATCCCAATTACACTCTACGAACTTGTTCATTACGGCTTCAGCCATTGCTGGGTCTAAACCTCTTATCAACTCTTTTGATCTTGCTGCTAGATTAGCATCGGTGTGTTGGTCTTTAATACTGACCTTTCCTCCCGATCTTTTTAAGCCTAGCAAGATTCCTGCGTTGATATAAGGTGTCCAATTATATGGACATAGTCTTTCGGTTTTTCTTATTTTTCCTGTTCTCATATCATAAACTTCTAATAAATGTTCTTCATCTTTTGTAAAAGTGAAGTTCATTGAATTAATGTTTAAGAAAGAGTTGGACTTAAAAGTTTTTCCTATTGACTCATTTAGACCTGCTTGTGAAGTAATTCTTTTCCAATATGTATATGTGCTTTCTTTTCCTATGAAAACACAGTCATCTCCATTAACCATAAGTCTTGAATCATTTAACATGATTTTCTTCTTATAAGTTAATTCGAGTGCCCATCTGCAGCATGCTGCATTGGCTATACATAAAACTGGAAATGATGTTATACTTCCCATTAGCTGTCCGTTTGTTTGCTCTGCATCTAAATCGTTAATGGTATCTATTATGTGATACCCGGTCAACGAGTCCTTAAATAAATTGGAGAAGTTCTCCTCTAGATTTAAGTTTTTACTTATCTGTTCACTTATAACATCACTTACCCATGACTTCAACATATTGGTTGCATTTTGATAATCTCCAGATATAAATATTTCATCTATATCTAGTCTTTTTCCTAATGCATCTAATACTTGAAGTTCGGATACAGTGGTTCCAATTAATTTAAACGTCTTCATTTTTCTCATTTTTGAGTGAATTGTTTTCCATAAATTTCTTAGAACAAAATTTGTTACAGGCGGACCCTTAGTAATGACTCGCACCTTTAGTGCTTCTGGCAAACCAACAAGTTCTGCGAACTTCTTCTCAGTCATTGCGTACTTTGTACAGAATTCCATAAGTTGTTTGAATTTTTCCTTCAACTCATGTGAACTGTATAAAGTATCTGCGTAAATTTCTTGACGGAGATGTTCCTCGTGTAAGACCTTCTTCTTTAAGGTCCCCGAATGATCTGATGTTACATCCGGATTAGTCAATAAAATGTCATCTTCTGTTACTAGTACTTCCAAAGCACTTATTACCTTTAACCAACCACCTTCCACCATCAAGTTTTCCAATTCTGGATTCTCCTTCATTAAATTTCTTATTTCTTGAAGAGAACCTGCGTCATTCCTTGACCAAACATAATTGGCACTTGTCGATGGGAAGAACATTTTCATATGGTCATCGTCTTTATATACAACATCTTTTAAGATTTCTTCTACAGTTCTCTGTAGTTGTTCTTTTAAGGTTTGATTGTCTATAATATCGATTGATTCTATGAATTTGTTCCTTTTCTTGCCTTCTTCTGGCAAGGGAAATTCATGTATTATCGAATTTCCTCGTGGTTCATATGGGTAACGTGCTTCTGTTAGTTCCTTAAATGTCTTTCCTACATTATACTCTACCATTTCATCGTCCGGTCTTGGCATTCCTTTTTTGGATTGTAAGATCGTTTGAAGAAAACTTTCTTTCCTTAACCAGTATCGCCCAGACAGATAGTTATTAACTTTTCTGCCTGCGCCGCCGGTAAATAGGAATTTGGGTTCATCTTCGTTCACGATGGGTGCTGGTGGTATAACCTGATCTTTGTGGTAACTGTAAAATGCCGCAATCTTATGTTTGCACCACCCAACCCATCCAAAATCCTTATGGATTTTGTCTGCGTAAGTGGTCCAGAGTTTGATTGTACTTTTTTTACAGTTACTTGACAGAGTGAATTCAGGCATGTAGAATTGACATAACATTACTAGTAATTCTATGACAGAGCAAATATTCATCTCATTTTTTGAGATGGGAGCCGAGCTACCAATGAGGACCTTTTTCTTTTTCTTTTCTGGAGAAGGTCGTTCCATGCTGCCACGCAGTATTTCGTTAGGGATATCGGATTGTTTGATAATTTTCTTATAAATTTTAGACATCTTATAAAGTGATTAGAGATAATTGAATTCAGTTTTACACCTGAATTTCGTTGTTAAAGATTACCCCCCTGACGGAAACAGGAC